ACGTGGTGCTGCACGAAGCCAAGCCGGTGATTCGTTTCACCGACTACGGCGCTGGTGCGAACGTGGATGCTGCGCGTGCCTTGTTCATGGGTACGCAGGCTGGCATCGTGGCCTTCGGCTCCGCCGGCACCGGCATGCGCTTCGACTGGCACGAAGAGAGCCGCGACAACGGCAACCAACTGGTTGTGTCCACCAATGCCATCTTCGGTGTGAAGAAGTGCCGCTTCAACGGCACTGACTTCGGTTGCATCGCGGTGGATTCTGCTGCGGCCAATCCGGGCTAATCAGTAGCGGGCGGTGAAAGCCGCCCCTCTGAATACAATCTTTCAATTTAGGAGATACTAAAATGGCAACTTTGACTGCAAACGCTGCAACTGCGCAGCAACCCTCTATCTCGCCGGATGCTGCCGGTGAGGTGTATGCCGTTCGCGGCGAAATCGCGCTGGCTGCTGCTCTGGCCCTGAACGACGTGATCGAAATGGTGAAACTGCCGGCCGATTGCGTGCCGGTGGACTTCATCATCGACACTGACGATCTGGACTCTGGCGTAACCCCAGCGCTGGCAATGGCTGTTGGCTTCACTGCTGGCACCAATGCCGAGTTCCGTGCTGCTGCTGCCGTCGGCCAAGCCGCTGGTCTGGTCCGTATGGACAGTGTTCTGGCTCCGCGCATCGCTCCGACTACTGCTGATCGTGTCGTTGGCCTCAAGGTCACGACCGCACCAGCAACCGGCGCAACGACCGGAACCATCGGCTTCACCCTGCAATACCGCGCGGCCCGTTACGGCGCGTAACAAACCGGTGGGCGGCTTCGGTCGCCCACTATCAACTACTGACGCAAAAACCATAAGGAGAGGTAGCTATGTTGATCAAATGCAAACTGAAACGCGAAGGCGGTTCCAAGATTAAGATCGGCGGGGAGGAGTATCACTTCGCCCCGGACGATAACGGCGACCATGTTGCCGAGGTGACAAACAAAGAGCATGCCAATCGTTTCCTCGAAATCAGCGAGGCATACGAGGCGGTTGGCGCGAAGAAGCAGGTGAAGGCCGTGCAGGCTCAAGCGCCTACCGAACCCGGCAATCCTTCTGGCACGACTGGTGACAATAGCCAGACTGGGGTTGAAGATACGCCTGTCGTTTCCGCTGCAGAGATCAACGCGATGGGCAAGAAGGAGCTGCTGGAGCTGGCCGTGGAAAACAATGTCGAAGTGAACGACAAGTCTCCGGTGCCTGTGCTGCGTAATGCACTGATCAAGGCGCTTGGTCTTTAACCAAAGAGGTGTAGTCGATGACATACACAATGCAACAGGTAGTCGATAAGGCGCGGAATCCGCTCAATGATGCGGACAAGGCGCGCTATGCCGACACCGAACTGCTTGGGTATGCCAACGATGCAACGCTTCTTTTGCGTAACAAGCGGCCGGATCTGTTCTTTGGGATGTATGCCTCGGCGATTACGGCAAAGACGATTGATGAAGCCTTCCCGCTGGATGATGCGCTGGTCCCGGCAGTGTGCGACTACGTTACTGCCAGAGCCGAATCAAAAAATGACGAGAGCGTGCTGTCCGAGCGAGCGGCTATTTACTTTGCGCTGTTTAAGGGGCAGGTGCAATGATCGTCCCATTCACTAATCTATACGACGAGGTGCTGCCAGATGTGCCGGGCGTACCAGTAGCCGTTGCGCTGAACGCCATCCGTAATGCCTGCATAGAGTTCTGCGACCGTAGCAAGATATGGGTGGTCGACCATGACCCGGTAGCGGCAATAGCCGAAGAGTCTGTTTATCAGTTCGAGCCTCCCAATGGGGCAGTTGTGTGCGGTGTATCTACTGTGCGCTTCGATGGCGTTGATATTGACCCAACGACCCAGCTTGACCTGCGCAGTAAATACAGCGACTGGCCCAGCATGACCGGCACGCCGCGTCGTTACCTGCAAGAAAATACCGAGGAGCTGATCTTGTTCCCGAAGCCGGCCGCAGCGCTGGCCGACGCGCTGACCATGAAGGTAGCGCTCAAGCCAACTCGAAAAGCAACAGGCATTGAGGGATGGATCGTTGAGAAGTTTTCGGAAGAGTTGGCGCATGGGGCGAAGGCGAAGTTGTTTGCCATGCAGCAAAAGCCATGGACAAGTGCGGAACTGTCCGGCTATCACGCCGGGAAATTTGAGAGCGCAATCGATGTAGCGAAGTTGGCAGTAGCCCAATCTCTCGTAAAAGCAAGGCTGCGCACAAAAGCGCAGTTCTTTTAAGGGGAAAGTATGTCCAAGAACACACAACTGTCAGATGTTGCTGCGAATGCAGAGGCCGATGCTATTGGGCGACTTCTGGACAACGGCTATCTGCGCATCTATGACGGTGCGCAACCGGCAGATGCCGACACAGCCGTAACCACGCAGAACCTTCTGGCAGAACTTCGCTTTGCCGCTACATCTGCCCCGGCTGCTTTAGGCGGCGTGCTGACATTCTCCACTATCGCGGCAGTGGTTGCGGCGGCGACAGGTACGGCGGCTTGGTTCAGGGCATTGAAGTCTGATGGCACCAGTGCAGTGTTCGATGGGTCTGTAGGCGCATCGGCGGCAAATATGATTCTGGCTGCGCTGAACATTCAGGCGGATTCCCAAGTGAGCGTAAGCAACTTCACTTACACGGCGCAGAAGGCCGCGACAGGGGTTTAACGATGTCAGGAGAGTCGGGGGGCGAACTCGACGCTTCGATGCTTAATGTGGCGATGCTGGATTCAGCGCCCGGCATATTCGCTCTTGAGGTTGGTTCGAGTGGGTTGTCGACATCAGATTCTTCGACTGTGTTGGTGTTCGCAGCTTCTGGCGATGTGGCAGGCGTAGGAACGGTAGACCTCGATGCGCTGCTGGCGTTCATCGCTCAGACCGAATCAGGCGGTACCGGCGCAGTGAACGTGAGTGCATTACAGGCGTTTGCTGTAGCGCAAGTAGAAGTTGGTGGGGCGGGAGGTGTGGATCTCGACGCATGGCTTCAAATGCTTCACGCACAAGGCGACATTGCCCATTTAATGGGGCATATCTCAGGCGAAGAGCGGGTGATCATGGTTTACAGAGAGCATCGCACACTGAAGCCGGAAGCTGACGGATTAGGTGCAATCGAAAACAAAGATAGGGCGGTAACGATATGAGCATACCGATTTACAGCAAGCAGCCTGGCGACACAGTAGATGTTGACATCGATCTGTCTGACTGGCTCCCATCTACAGACACGGTATTGACCGCCGTAGCTTCTGCAGAAACAGGGTTTACGCTCGGTGAAACAAGCATCAACACGACCACCAAGATCGTCAAGCAATGGGTATCTGGCGGGACGACAGGCAGCCGCTACAAGGTGACACTGACCATAACCAGTGTCGAAGGCCGCATCAAAGAGGTCGATTTCTACATCAAGGTAAAGGAACTCTGACATGGAACTATTTTTGAATCGAGTGTTTGCGACACTTGCTGCCGGCATTGACGATGCTGTAACGAGCGTTTCCCTCACTACAGGACACGGAGCCAGATTCGGAACAATTGGCGCTGGTGATAAAGTGCGGATTGTATTCCTTGATGCGGCGCTCAATGTGTCGGAAGTCGTGTATATGACGGGAATTTCTTCTGACACGGCGACGATTGTGCGCGGACAGGACGGCACTACTGCCACAACGCACGCAGCAGGCGATAGGATCGAAGCCAGGATCGGGAAAAGCACGATGGCATCGATGTCTCAAAAGGCGTCAGCAGGAAGCGACGCAATAGCTGAGACTCACGCAGCCACAAGCAAGGCCACGCCAGTAGACGCTGATGAGTTCCCTATTGCAGACAGTGCCGCCGCCTTCATTTTGAAGCGCGTCACATGGGCGAATCTCAATGCCACTCTTAAGACCACTCTTAAGACTTACTTTGACACTTTATACGCTTATCTTGGAGTAACCGCAGGCAAGGCCCAGCAAGTAGACCAAGCCGTAGCTGCCACAGTCCGTGCCGCGACTACCGACCTAACGGGGGAATCACTCGAAGGCACTCTCTCCGACACAGGCGTAGCCATTACCGCATTTCAC